TTGGCATACTGGTTGGAACCGGTAAGTCAACATCGGTGTCTATATTAAAGACATCGTTAATTTTGTTTAATGATTTCATCAGAAGTCCTCAAAACTATCTATAATACCAATATCATCACCAGGTACGGCTGTTGTGGGGTCGATTGTTGCGCTGTATGAAGATTGTCTATTAGATAGAGCGGGATCTGAGTATGTAGTAATGTTTGTAGTGCGTATGATGCCCTGTCTATTGACTGGACCGTAAAAGTTAAGTTTCATTGTAAAGTTAAGAGTCCAAATAATGGCTCTTCTAGATGAGAAGTCTCCTTCGTACTCATCTTCATAATTAACACTGTCTAGAATGATTGGGAGGTCATTCTTAATACCCATTGCTGGAACTGCATTCAGTGTTAAGTTGTAATCGGGGTTAAAGTAAGGTAGGATTTGTTCAATAATCTGTAACCCATCATCTTGGTTCTTAGTATACACATACAAAGACATACCAATATTATAAGGTGTTGGAGCGTATTGAGCGTTCAATGAAGTGGTTGATGAACCATTTAATGCTCTGTTCTGCTGAACTAAACTTACTCTTCTATTAGGATCGTACTGAATACCTGTCATCTCAAAACCCAATCTTGGTAGATAGGTTTCAAAACTTTGTTCATACGACTGAGGTTGAGCGGCAATGCGTGCTAAGAACTTTTGTTTTGGAGCATACGCCAAAGGTACTCTTAAAGTCTGAACTGTTTCCCCACTGGCATTTAATCTATCAATGCTGATACTATTGAACATGTTACCAAAGGCAACAATAGACTTTCTAACCGTACCCCAGTAGAACTTTTGATTAAGCATTTATTTCTCCAAACGGATTAGTTTCAGAGAAATCTAGAACCGATATCTCACTTCTAAAGTCTTCATTATCTGTATTAGGTAATATTATACTTAGGTTGTAAGATTCTAATGTAATAGGTGTATCGCTGTAGTATTCAAACAGAAGCTTGTTACCATCTTCCATGAGTAGGTTATAATCGTTAAGATCGAAGGATTTACCAGCTGCCTCAGAATCAATATCATTAACCCCGGTTGCAAAGGTCTCTGAAGAGTAACGATATAACTCGCATTCTAGTTTATAAACGTAAAGTTTACCAACCTGGAAGAATGGATCTGTTGCTTCGACGCGTTTGATTTCGAAGAATGCTTTTGTTAGAGGAAAGTAAACAATGTCGCCTTCAGCCGGTCTTGTTGTAAGCACAGCATTGCCGGATCTTGCAACCGTTTCATCCCACCTTCTTCTTGCAACAACAAAGGTGGCTGTGTCTTTAATCTCGACACCAAATTTGGACATTAAGTCCCCATCACCTTCAAAACCAGAAACGTTCTGCATGTACATCTCTAAAGGATATGCATGCTCGAAACGATTAAGAGTATCTTCACCTAAGATTAGATCCTCATTAACAGCCTTTCTAGGCATGTAATAAGTATCAAAGCCATATATCTTCAGGCACTCTATTATAAGGTCTTCCATGAGCAATTGCTCTGAAGATCTACCTCCAGGTATACCAGATTGAAAATAAAAATTAGTAGCCATTATTCGGTAAACCTACGTGGATGAGTAGTTGCTTTTAAGGTATAATCCATATGTGGGCTGATGAGATTAACCTACAAAAAAATCTACTGGTAGTTGCCATTCAGACTTAGCATCTTCTTTAAGTTGCTTTATCTCTTCCATCGCCTCGTCAAAAATCTTTTGACCGTTCATTGTTACCCCACCAGGTAATTGAACGCCTTCAAACTTCTTAAGATTGATACCCCATTGACGTTTAATTAATGCAGTAGCATAAGATAGTAAGAAGTAATCATTATAGACATCAGTATACGTATTTGGATCAAGCATTCGATATGCTTCAATGATTACATAGTCACCGATAGCTAAATCTCCACCATCACCCCATGTTAGGTCAATGTATAGTCTGTTCATATGACGGTTAAACCTTACTGGTTTTTGACCTGTCATAAGATCATTAATTAAATTAATGTGCATCTTTAACATGGTATAATACTGAATATCGGTATTTGTTAAAGACTGAATGTTATTAAGCATCAACTGATATTTAGCGTCAAAGAAGCTGATGCTGTTTGATCTACTTGATAGAGGTAATGTTCTTACAACGCTTAGAACCGAATCATTTAGCGTGACATACTTGTTATCAAAATTACCTAGTTCAATGGAGCTGAATGTTGCAGTAGTACCGGATTGAGAACCAGTTAAAGTTTCACCTGCTGTGAACGTACCAGCAGTATTCTTAGTATAGATTTCGTTGGAATCTTTATTCAAGTGAACAAAGGTAGTAGCACCAGATGAAGCACCAGTAATCTTTTCGCCAACAGAGAAAGAAGCTGCATTAGAGCCAGTAATTGTTAACGTAGATGCTGTAATTTGTTCTTTGAGATATACCATTTCAACAGCATCATAATGATAATCTCTATAAAATTGAAACGCTTCGTCAATACGATCTTCAACCTGGTCATCATCGACATTAATTTCAATTACAGGATGACCTAAAGCTCTTAAGCAATAGTCAATCATTCCTTGTCTAGTTGATGGTGAAGCCATTTGTTTTCCTTGTTATTCTTATATTTATCTAGTGACTTCTGGGTACACCGTTGCAATACCTTCGTATACGCGTTCGATAGTACTGTCTGCTGTCTTGGTCAACTCGACGTCATAGACGTATCTACCATACTTAAGATTAGCAGTAGCTGCGTTAGCCAAGGTAATCTTTACATTACCATCTGTTGGTGTATCAATATTGACTGTGAAGGTAACGTTAGAGCTTGAAGCATAAGATCTACGTAATTGTGCTCGCCCGGTATACCCGGTAAGATTTCTTACGGTGTTAGTTGAATCTTTAACAGTTAAGTTAGCACTGAAATCTGTACCTTGATCTATGACTAAGTTGTATGTGGATGCCATGTTTTCCCCAAATATTATGGTATATTTATAGGGAAAGGGCCCTAAGGCCCTTTGTATTATGTTAAGCTAATTAAGGCTTAGCAGGCCAGACAATGCTATCTGGAAACCCACTTTGCTTCTTAATATCACGTAAAGCCTGTCTATAATCAATCCAGGCAGTTTTCTGACCGTTGGTCATAGGGATATCTGGAAGCATTGCCCAATCAGATTCTGCTAATAAAGCTTTAGCAGTATTAACCACTTCCTCAGCCTTAGTTACCGCTCCGGTACCGGGCGTTGCAGCTTTAATATCGGTCTCAAACCAACCAAGACCGGATACCTCAGGGTTATCAAGCCATGAGAGATCCCCGAGCTTTTCCTTTATACCGTGAAGTCCAAATATACCGTTCCAATCTTCAGGAAGCGGTTGGGGCTCGCCTAGATTTTCGTTTGTTGATATTCTTTTTAGTTGCCAAAGGTTGTCCATCTTCGTTCCTTGTTTCTACTGTATTATTTATACCAGAAACTCCTTCTGGGGTAGTAGCTTTAATACCTAACTGCATATGAGGTGCTATGTCATTAGGATGTGGAGGCCACCCATTAAGGAGAAGTTTTTCCTCATCTGTTACCTTCCAATCACGCCAGCTTGAAAAATCTTTCCGAGGCTGAATATTAATGTGACACCCTATATTACCGGCAAGCTGATGTATGAGCTCTATTACTTCTACCGGTTGCATTATGCACCACAGCATAGAATCACTATCACCTCTCATACTAACTTCTGTTACACCACCAAATGCAGTTCCAACTGTTACCGCTCTTGCACGACTTGCATTACTTTTTAAATTCTTTAAATCTTGTTCTGCAAAAAACAGTTCTTTTTCTTGCCTTATTGCTTCAAGACGCTTTTCAATTTCATCAATTTTCATAGTTATTGTGCATTCCAACTAATTTTTACTTGACCCCCAGTACCTACTGTAACTGGGTACGAACCACCAGGTTGTACTGATAAACAGTTATATGTTGCTTGTGATCCTGGGTTACCTGACGTACCAGCTTGACCGGGGTTACCTGGATTACCACGTCCACCTCCGCCGCCGCCACCGCCTTGGCCACCATAGTTACCGCCACCGCCACCGCCACCACCGGCGCGTGCTACCGATGCCGGTTGACCTGGCCAGCCTGGAAAGTTTGCAAAAGCACCTGATGGAGCATTTGGGTGATACGAATTACGACCTCCCCAGCCCCCGTAACCACCGCCGCATGTACCGCCTGAAGCAGCTCCAGGGAAGCCACCTGAGCCTGGGTTAATTGTCTGACCGCTATTGTTTGTACCTGCGCCACCGCCACCAATACCGGAGTTAGCATAAGCCTGGGTACCTGGGCCCCCGGATGCCCCACTTGGGTTACCACCTGGTCCACCTGCACCATATCCCATGGGGTACCCTGACGAAGGAGGTCCTTGATACCATGTTTCTCCGCTGCCACCGCCACCCCCGTTAGCACCTGCTGAACCCCCCGACCCACCGGTACCAGCATTTCCACCTGGGAATGTCTTACACAGACCAGAAGATGCAGATCCTGCCGATCCGTTACTACCGGGGTTTCCTGCGGCCGCCGGGCTACCTGAGCCACTACCACCACCGCCACCACCATATGAAAATCCAATAAAGAAGTAATACGGGATGTAATAGCCGAAATAGCATTGGCCGTATCCTCCATCTTGCTGAACGCTAGCAAAGGCACCGCCGCCACCACCGCCTGCTCCCCCACCTGCGCTACCGGAATTACCAGAGTTACCAGGGTTGCCTGTACCACCTGTACCTTGAATACTTACTTTCGTGACACCAAGTGGTACACTGAAAGTGCTAGTGGTATTAAATGTTTGACTTCCAGCAGGTACAATTGCTTTACCGCCAAGACTTAATTTTGATGTTCCAATAATAGGCATTTTTTTACTCTAAGTTAAACCAACCAGTTACTATATATTTTGGGGTGTTACCCAGAACAGTATTACCACGATGGGCATGTGTGAAAGCAGCTGGCCAAATAACTAAGGTACCCTCTTCTGGTGGTATCCTTAATCTCTGATATAAAAATTCTGTTTCCCCGCCTTCATCTGCAGGTAAACTGTTCAAGTATAATATATATGTAAGTATACGATTAGATGCTTCTCCATTACCTTGCTCACCATGCCAAAGATGGTAACCACCACTGGGGACTGTTTTCTGCATCTTCATATGAGTTGAGGTCAATGTTACATCATTTAATACAGAGTATCTCGACATATAATCTGTAAAGTACATTTGCAACCCTTTAAAGAAAAGACCTGTAGCTGTCTCACCTTCAAAACTACTAACACTTTGCCCAACAAGATTTAAGTGCATAAAGTAATCATCTCTAGCATGCTTAAGATCACCCTGCTTCAATCTCGAGCTACCAGCTCCTTGAGCCTGCAAACGTTCAAATTCTTCAATTAAGAAGGAACAGTATTCAGAGGGAAATGCGTTTCGATAAACGCCTATAAAATTTTCATTTTCCATATTATCTAAATGATGGTCCTGAGAACCACGCAACTAATGATTGTCTACTTCCTTTTATAACAGGGGAAACTTGATGGAGTGTATAAGAAGGGAAAGCAGCTATCAAGCCTCTACTTCTTCTGACTGTCATAGGTTCACCACCTGTAAACACCTGCAAATTTCCACCTTCATATTCTGAAGGCTCTGTAAGCTGTAACACTAATGATAGCTTACGACTAATTGTACTACCGTAATCTACATGCCAACCATATTTACCTTCGGTAGAATAATTAGTTAGCTGTAAAGATTCCCCCAACCCGCTAATATCAAACCGGTAATATTGAGAGTTAAGCTTATTTGCGACCTCTGATAGTTTATCAAAAACCCATCTTGATTCATTAGAAAAATGTAACCAGCTGATTTCTGAATTTCTAACATTATAATTTATACCCTGTACTTCAGGGCTTCCACCTACAGAACCTTTATCGGTCGCCGATCGAGCTGCATCTTGCAAAAAATTTAATTCATCGTTTGTAAATGCCCCGTCCCACCAAACAAAAGGTTCAACTTCACCACCGTACGGTGCCATAACATAAGGATTCAACATAAAAAATTATTTTTGTTTAATATACTCTAACAGTGTATCTGCGTATGCGGTAATCTCTTCAGCTGTAACACCACGCTCATTATAAGGTAGGTTCCGACGATTTTCAACTAAGGCTGCTTGAGCGGTGCGAACAGCCTCGGTTTTAGCTTTAATAAGCTCAAGCTCTAAATTTTGCGCATGTCTTATTTCTTCTAGCTCTTGAGCGGTACGTATAGCTGTAATCATTTGTTCTGGTAGAGGAATTGGAGGTAAATTGTCTGTATCAACCATGTTAGGACCTTAATTAAGATAGATTTGCCATTGGTATAGAGTAATACCATGTGGTACCTGAGTCTGGGGTAAAGAAGAACCAAACATCAATAGCATTAGCAGTAGTTGTACGTGTTATCGTACCGCCTGGTCTCTTAAATGTGCCACCCGAGAACGCTACGGTTCTACCAGGCGTAGCATCATTTGTAAGAACAAGGACAAATGATGATACAGCACCAGGGTTTGAAACTGTAAGGGTCGCGCTACCGTTTAAGGTGGCTGTAAACAGTGTACCTAGAGAGAGGTCGATTGTTGCAGCAGTATCAGTATTACCAATAGCAACTGCTGTCTCTACAACCTTCTTTGTTGTAAGTGTAGTTGTCGAAGTAATAGCTGCAGCAGATAATGTACCTGTAAATGTCGGGCTTGCGCTGAATACTAAATTACCTGTACCAGTCTCATCAGATATAACAGCTGCAAGTTCCGCCGATGTGGTAGCAGCAAACTGTCTTAAGTTACCACCTTTTAACTCATTAATAGCGTTAACAACATTTGCTTTAGTTGTTGTCGTAAGGTTAGTAAGAACACCAATATTTGAATTAGTTGTTGTTAAATTAGTTGTCTGTGTACTAATATTAGTCTCTGCTGTAGTAAGACGTGTATTAGAAGTAGCATTACTAGTAACTAATTCATTAACAGCTATAACAATGTTACTTTTATTAGTAGTTGTTAGAGACGATAGAACACCAATATTGGAACTCACCACGTCGCCGAACGTGTTTAGATTGGAGAAGTTATTATCAACTTCTAAGTTTGTTAAAGGTGATCCCTTTACCGTTCTTAAAATAAGTGAAGCTGCCATTTTTTACCTTGTTCTTTCGAGATTGATCCCGTTGTTATTAGTTATTCTATTATTTATAGTCAATTAACTCACGAGTTTTTGCAGGAGAGCTTTAATCTCCCCAATCTCTGATTTTAATTGGTTAACCTCTTCACGTAATTCATTACCAGTTTCAATTGTTTTTTTAGCTAATGCTTTTTGATTATTATAGTTTGTTCTTGCAGTAGAATCCATAACTATAATAGCCTTTGTATGTGGATCCCGATACAGGTTCGGGTGATCAGTAACTTTAAGAAGTTGTTTCATTACTCAAGCGCAATAATTCTTAGATCTTTAAGTTCTGGGTAACTTGCAATTGTTGAAGCTTTAAGTACAATCTTAATTACCACAGCAGTAAATGGTGATAGATCTTCTACGAATTTCTCTACATCAACAAACTGATCTTTAATCGTATCTTTAATTGTTGGTAAAGCTAATTGAGTATACTCTTTTTCTTCAAACGTAGATGTCTCTGTACCATCTAAGGTCTTATAGTATACTTCGATGTCAGTATTAACCGGCTTAGATGCTGCAAAGCGTACCAACATTCCAGTAGCTGGTGTTGTAAGTTCAATCTTTCTAGTTACATACTTTGCACGGCTGCTACTTGCTGCAGCTGCCTCTTCTGCAATGAAATTAGGTCTGTATACCAGTGTAATTGCATTACCTGTAGGCTCTAGGGCTGCTGAAGGAATACGGAATGTACTACCATCATTAGATACTGCGGTTAATCTGAACGTACCATTGTTTGTTGGTTCACCAGCATTTGTAATTGTAACGTATGCGCCCGCTCTCATTGTTTTAACATTAGCCTGAACTGCTGCATGTGCAACACTGACAACACCAGATGTAGCAAATGAGAAGCCGGTATTAGCAGAAACAATCGTCTGCAAATCTACTGTAAGGTTATCAGCACTAGATGGATCGTTAATATCCGGTGCGACAAACAACATACTGGACATTGGTAAGTTAATTACCGGAGATACATAACTATCGTTAGATGTAAGTGTCAAACGATATCCAAAACTCTCTGCCCCAGACATACTTGTTGTTCTATTTTTACTATCAACCACTAACTTAACATCATTGAAGTCAATTTGATCTGGGTTAATAGGAGTTAAGCTTGTAACATTATAAGATGTATCGGTTGTCTTAACAGAATGTGCAATTGCTGTTTTAGCTGGTGCTTGCACGCTGATACTTGGATACAATGTTGAATAAGGTAACATTGTAGATGCAATTATACCATAACCGCCAAATCTACCAGAAGTAATATTAGCTGTTGTTGCAGCATTAGTACCTAAAATAACTGTATATCCATTATTTGTAACATTACTTACAGTTAGATAGGTGTTGTTTAAATACTCGTACGGAATACTATTTAATGTTACATATGCATTAGCATTGGCCTGGTATGTAAAATTACCATTAACCCCATCAAACTTAACATACGCGCCGGTAGGGAACCCGTGGTTTGTATGATATACTCTTAAGACATCAGAACCAGCAAATGACTTAAATGGATTTGCATCAAGTACTGTAACGTTGTGATGAGAGAAGTTGTTCTTCTTTAAAACTAAATCTACAGTAGCAGATGTAGAAGTTACATTTGCACGGTATAGTTTAAATTTAACGTCTCTTGTTTGATCTGGTTCCCATGTTACACCATTGGATGACATATACATGACCCCTGAATAGGGCTGCTTAGAGATAATTGACTCCGTTAACAAGTCGTCTCCACCCATCGTTGCAACATATATCTGGTTTTGCTTAGAGTCGGAAGATAATGCAAAGCAGTATTGACCTGATTCGAGCAATACGGGTACAGGAAACGTAAATGATGTGGCTGTATAAGAGTTAGCAGATGTAGTAATATCAGCTGCATTAACTACTACAGATGAGCCTGGAATAACGTTAGAACTTGGTAAATTATTTTCAATCTTTCTTAATGATAATTCAACAGGTACCGTGCCTTCTTTACCACTAAAAAAGATATCGATTTTTGTAGCATGGATTGGTCTATCAACAAAAAACGATTGGGCAAGGGTATCCAAGTAGCCTTGTTTACCTGTTCCACCGTCTGTATTTAAACTTACTGACATTTTTTACCTTATAATAAACCGCGGCTTGCTGCAGCAGCAGTAGCGGATTGTGCTGTTGAACTACTATTATCTAAATAACTTACTGTGATAGCAGCTGCGTAATTATCGAGCGCCTTAGCTACACCTTCGGCTGTCTCTGTAAATGATCCGTTTGCAAGACCAGCTTCCCAGAAATCTTTCATATCTTTAGGTAATGAGTCATAATTACCAGCAGATTTAGCAACTAGATCGGCTGCGACTGCTCTTGTACCTTGATAAACTGGCTCGACTACTTGTGCAATAGCATTGTAACCAAGATCAGCTTCAATTCTTTCATATGCTTCTTCAACAAACGTTTTGCCTGTTGACGAATTAACTGCTTCCATGATGTTCGTAGCAGTCAAATAACTATTTAGATCTGTACCGGTTGATGATACTTTGTTTGTACCGCTTCCAGATACGAAATTATAAGGGTTAGTTGTAATTAAATCTCTAACTTCATACTGATTAGTTACACTAGGTGCAAGAGATTGGAATAAAGATTCGTTAAATGCAACACCAGCTCCACCGGTAGTTTTAAAGTATTTCTCATATGCCGCCGCTTGTTCAGCTGTAATAGAGTTAGGATCTTTATTGCCAGTGATGAATGCAACTGCATGTGATACTAGACCAGGATTTGCAGTTACAAGATCGCTTCCGGGGTCTAAACTACCAACATCTACATCTACTGTGTAGTTAACTCTTGGTGGCACAGGAGGGGCCGCTTGAATTAATACCCCGTTTGATACGAAGTACGCATCAGCAAAAGACTCTTTGTTAGAGCTATTTGTAGACGAATCTGTTAATCGGAATGTAACTTTACCAGATGGTACCTTAATACCTGATGTTACTGGATCAAAGTTGAATACCCCTTTAACTGTTCCTCTATAGTCTGTAATAACATTACCAGAATTAGTTGTATTAGCATCAAAACCAAAGATGTTAGATACGTTATTACCACTTGTACAGTAATTAGTTACATTGTATTCATTAAAGAATGCATAATACTTTGTGTTAGGTCTTAACTTACTTGCTTCAAATGCAATTGAGTTAGCTCTAACATAAGGGAATACAACCGATGTTGAATCGCCAGTTACACCGGCATCAGTAACAACTGCACCGCCTTCGATAGCTTTAATCTTATCATTGTTCTCAGAACTGTACCAGAATTGCTTCCATGAATTCCAGACCGAACCGTAAGTCTTTTCACCGACTGAATCAGGAATCAATGTGTCATATGTACCGTTATCGTCTTTGTAAACCAAAGGTTTTGTTGTATCATCGAACCATGTATCACCAGGTGGCGTTAGTGTCATCTTACCGGTGAAGGTAAAGTTATCAAATGGGGTGATAGATTCTGTACCGCTGGCTACGTTAACATTAATGTACTCTTCATCGGTATACGTTAACATAACAGTATCGTTATTAACTAATACGTAACCATTAGATGTTCTTTGAGCTGTAGAAGTGTTAAGTTCTGATACCTTAATGTTTGTTTGATAGTAAGCAGGCTTTAACTTACCTTCTTCGAAATCCATAGAAATATTGTAATCTGGATTACGTACATCGCCAACACCGTGCCCGCGGAACGAATCGACAATAAAACCGTTTTTGTATCTATCCAGACCAAAACTATCTTTAATAGAAAATACAGCTGTATCTAACTCTAATAACGAAAGTGTTGTATAGTATTCTAGATTTTTAATTCTATTTTCTAGCTTACCAATATCCTTCATTGTGTATCGTTTTTGATCCACAGCGGTAAAGGTAGAATCTTTATTAATATCAAAACCGTACGCTGGATGTTCAATCACATATAGAGGCATTGCATCGACAGGGGTAGGTGGCTCTGTAGGAGCTAGTGAGCTGATACCTTCTTTGTATACAATGTTCTTATCTGATGTTAAGAAAATCTTATCTGTTCTAGGTAGATAATATTCGTAATCAGCTTGGAAATCATTAGCGTAATCTAAGAATTCGTTTCTAGATGCGCCGGTTGACTTAAAGTCTGTACCAGCATTTGAAATACGAGGTCTAAAATCTAAACAATCCCGTAGATCATAGACAACACCTTGATCGGTGAACTTAGGAATATCTTCGTAATCAGGGTATGATTCAACACTGAAGTAGTCACCAGCACCATGTGCATAGTAACTGAAGTTAATTTGAATTGGACCAGTTGGCGCAGGTGCACCTGGCTTCAATTTAATTCTTGAAACACCATAATATGTTGGTGTTTGATTTGTATCTAATGTATAGTTAGTAGTTACATCAACAGCATTACCGTCATTGTATGCCGTACCAAATACATTTGAAGACATCTTAACGTTAGCAATTGCATAAGCATCTGCATAACCTAAAGAGATAACAGGAGCCTGGCAATCAGTAGCTGCTGTATAAGATGTTTGACCAGATGTAGAAGTCTTTGTCTTAGCAACAGGGTTAGACTTAATTATAGTTGCATAAACCAAAACGTCTTGGTTTGTTAACCCGTAATCAGATAGATCAATACTAATGTTTCTGTTTGTTGGTGAATCAGTATAAGAGAATTCATCTGACTCGATCTTATACATTCTACCTGCATTTGCACCGCTTGCAACTACTGCAAAGTAATCTGTATCAGTTCTTGATGCAAATGTTGTACCAACGGCTGTTGAGAATGCAACAGCGCCAGCTGACAATGTACCGTAAAGAACTCGTCTTGTTCTAATAGTAATATCAGAAAGATCTTTAATTACAGTATTAGGGAATGGGAATACATAAACTGCTTTATCCCCGTCAACAATAGTTGCCGCATCACGTGTAAAGTTTGCACCAGAAACGTTTGCTAAGGGGTAATTTCTACCAATGTAGAAAGCAGTATTGCTTGTTACGGAATCAACCAGATATGAATTAGATGTATCTGATGTAAACTGAACGTAATCGCCAGCTTTTAGGTCTGTGGTAAACAAAGTATTAACACCAACAACAGCATTACTACCGTTAGTTAGATTTACCGTACCAGTAGTTGCAGTATCAGTAGCAACAATATCACCGGTGAATGCAGCTGTTACATAACCTGTATCGGAGACAGCAGCGTGATATAGCTGCTTAACATCGCGCTCGAATGTATAGCCACTTCTCATACTTACATCGAATAGAAACGCGCTAAATGTAGATGTATTTGACATCACATTGCTTGATGTAGACTCATAGCCTCTGATTCTTGCATTACCAACCAAAGTACCGTTTGCTGAACCTTGTGTAGCTGTATACTTGTTGTATAGGTTGACAGTAATTAGATCAGAAGTAAAGTTAGGAATTGAGTAAGCGTTAGCTACTGTTACGTAATTACCAATTGGTGTACGAACAACAGCGTTAGTTACATTAGATGTATTACGCGGTTTGTTTAAAACAAGGTATCGATTTGAAGTTGTAGCTACTTCGTAGCCTTTTACATAACTCTTACCAGGACTCAGTACAGCAATTGCTTTAGTACTATCACCACCGTCACCAGAAGTTAAGTAACCGTCAATGTTAGTTGTATCTTTTAAGTGCTCGATAAACTTAAGATTGAACGGGTTGACTGTATAATCACCAGATTCATCATAAGTACGTCTTGCAAGTTCGTCGGCAAGAACGTTGTAACCTGGCTTGGTAACTATGTCAACTAATTCACCATCTTGAACGCGAACTAATTCAATAAAGGTATCTGAGGTAGTTGCATCATTAAGTGCTCTCTTATTAAGAATAAGTTCAATCTTATAACGATCGGCACCAGGTGCGAAGTAGTTGAATGTACCAATAGCTGGATCTAGTAGCGATTCATCATCATCGCTCGTTACGGTTGTTTCTGTAACTTCAAGACCAACTTTATATGAAGAGTTAGAAAGATACTTGTCAAGAATAATAGTATTAGCTGCTACTCTTACGAAGTTGTCTTTAACAAAATAAACACCTGTATTGATAGAGACACCAATACACTTACCGGTTGGAGTTACAGAACCTACAGTAGCGTTATACGTTGTACCTGTATCATTCGTTTCAATAACTTCAGCAGAACTAAAAGCTGTAGCAGTCTTGTTAGTACCGGAATCTAGATACTTAACAAAGAGTGTTGGTGACTCTGTGCTTGTTGCAG